GGCTGTAATGTTCCTTCAGGTGAAAATGATGTGCGAATATATTTTAAAGTTTTTCTTGTGCCTATATCTCCACAATCAAGGTCAGGTGTTTCATAAGTTGCTAAGATATTAGCTTCGCTACCGCTGTGTATAAATGAGTCGCCTGTATCGTGGTTATAAACGTACCCGTCTTTGTCACCATGAAAAGCAACCTCAACTACATTTTTGTTAAAGTCTGATGTAATACCTAGTGCTTGTATTCCTAAAGTTTCGGACCACTCAAATCCTTGGCCTGTAAATGTTCCAATAACGCCTTTAGCTTGTCCGGGTTCTTGAGAAGTTGTAGAATAAAATAAACGATACTGTGACTTGGAGCGTAGTACAGCACTTGTAATAACAAACTGTCCTGCGCGTGATGCTAAAGAACTTATAATATCTTGTATCTGTCGAGATATAGAACTTAACTCAACGTCACCAATACGGGCTGTACCAGCAATAGTACGAATGCCGTCTGGGGCTAAAAAGACTAGATCACCTCCTACCTCTTGAATAGAGTAATGTGATAAACATCCTACATTTTCTGTAATTGGATCAATGCGGATGTTTGAGCTATCATTAATGTTGATAAGCTTTTGAATACTGTTTTTAGAAAAAACAATTAAGTTTTCACGGAAGCTTTTAATACCTTGTACTTGATCTGTTATAGCTACTGAACCAGAACCACTACCACTAAAGTCATCAATGTCATTATAAACACTATAAAACACAGTGTTTAAATTATCTTCTACTCCAGCGGCAATCAAGTGATGGTCGTGGATCGTTACATACTTTACGCCTTTTGTTCCTGTAACTGTAATCTCAGACGCAAAGAATGTTCTAGAACTAACATCACCTCCTGTGCCTTCCATTCTAAATAAAAATGGTTTATTGCTTCCGTCAGCAATTACTATCTCGCCATAATCAAAGTCAGCACCTTCTGATAAAGCAAACGTGCACTGCCCTTGAGTAGAGCGTGTAAGAACTGAGCGGCCTGTAAATGTTGTGTGATTGTCACCGCTTGCTGAAACACTAGATCTGTTTATTTGTAACCAGCTCGTGCCGTTATTACTAAAAAATATATCAGTGCCAGAACAGACAATAACGCCATCACCATATGCCGCCACGCCTAAAATAGCATTAGAGCTATTAGGTCGTGCAGAAGAACCACCGCCATAAGCTGTAAAGCCATTTATGCGACGATAGCCGCCATCAGGATCTACCTCAAAGTTTTCTAGTACTTTGGCAAATCCCGGCTGACCTAAAACTTCAATAGAGTTTAGATTAGTATTTAATCCACCACGACACGAAAGACCAAATGCCTGAGACACTAGATAAGCCTCATACGATCATCTTTTATATAAAAAGGTGTTTGTACCATTAATGCATTCTTCATCAACCTTAAACCTCTACGATACTCTTCCATTGCTAAAGCCGCTGGTTGAATATTTTCTTTAAACTGATGCACATAATATCTAGCTCGTGCAAGTAAAACAGTTTTATAAAGATCAGGAAAAACTATTACATCTCCATGTGCTGATAGTTCAGTAGGTTGGTCAAAAGCAAAAAAGTGAACACGATATACTTTATCTGGAATAGGACTCAAACCAAAGTTGCGTCCATCACTACTACGAAATACTCGTCTAGGTTCTCCACCATTAGCCGCATCAGCATCATCAGAATTTTCTTGTGCTCTATGAAAATCTTTCCATTCTTCTAAAGTTATAAACTTTAAATTTTGTGTAACAAAGGGTGCAGATTCTCCTGACACACCTACAGTAGTTAAATAAAAATCATCCCAATCAACATAACCAAAATCATCAACAAGTGAAGAGCTTGATGCTTTTAGTTCGTACCATCTTTGATTAGCTACTGTTTCTACAGTTACGTTTCCATACAACGGATCTGTTGAGCCGCTTTCTCCCGTAGAAAGAAAAGGCCACTGAGGTTCTTCAAGAACAATGTCAAGGTATGCACGATTAATACAATCCTTAGCATGAGCCTGAAGGCCCACAGCAGACGAAAAATTACTAGAGGTTAATACAACCTCATTCATTTCTCTCAACAGTTCATTAGTAAGCTGTAGATAGGTGGTTGCCATTATGTTCCTACTTCTCGTTGAGCTTTTTTATGCGCTTCTGTAAAAGATGTTCCTTTTTCCATCAGCGTAGTCATTTTTTTTATGTGTTTTTTAGTATGATGTTCAGAGTGTTTTTTCATGGTGTTTTGTTGTCTCGTAGTTAAGTTTGAAACATTTACACCTTTTACTGTTACAGCTTTTTTCTTAGCTGGCTTTTTCATCTTTGTGAAGTCTCCTGCTCATTTCTAAGCTTTGGATATTTAATTTCTCCCTGCTTTAGATAAGGAAATTGATTACCTGTCATTTCAGCACAAACCTTTTCTTTTTCTTGAATAGATTTATACTCTTTTCTTTCTACTTGAGTAGTCATTAGTTTGCTCCAGCTACAGGCATAGCATCTGCTACAGTGCTTCCATACATTGGCTGTGCGCCTCCTGAATGAACTTTACTGCCTTCCATATACATTGACCGTCCCATGTTGGCTTTCTTGCGATCATTCATCATTGCCTTAGAACCATACATCATGCCATTACGCTTTTTCTTTTTCTTTTCCATACCATACATAATTACTTCTCCTTTTTACCAAAAATACGATCATAATTTAAGTCATATTTTTTTTTGTTTTCACCAGTGTAAAAAGTACCACTTAGGGTCTTTCGTCTTTTAGGACTCATTCTAATTGGCTTTTGTTCTGTTCCAATCTGTGGCATATCAAACCTCTGGAGGTCTTACAAAAACAGTCCCCTGCGTTTGTCTTTTAGCAAGCTCACGTTGTTGCCTAAGCAATTCTTGTTGGCGTTCTTTTTCGCGTTTTTGCAAAGCTTGTAAAGCTAAAGCCTCTAAAGACGCAACGCCTTGTTTAGCCGCTTTACCTAAACCAACAATACTTCCTCCAAAATATTTTTGCCTTTCTAAATCAAATACACTGTTCATATATAACTCCAAAAATAAAGGGGGAGTATTTCATCCCCCTATATGTTTTAGTCGATACCGTAGAAGGCAGAAACCAGAGCTTCGCCCCGCAGTACCTTAGCACCATAAACGTGCAGGCCACGGACAATATCACCAAAGCTATCAGGATCACGGATAACCTCTGTATTCACAATTGTTTGTGCAGTACAGGTTGATGATATATGCCCAGCGACACACTTACCAGCGGCATTGCTAGTGGCGGCAATGTTGTTGGTCTTGTACATATCAAAACCACGCAACTTACCAGAGCTAACCAATCCATTACGGATAGAGCCTTGACCAGCATTGAAGTCTACGCTCATCAACTTGGATGAGGTTTGAACCAACTGCTCGTAAAACTCAGGGTTAGCCAAGAACCAACGTCCTTCTTCCGGTACATTAGCTTCGTCAAGAAGACGCGCCATGTGTGAAAGAACATCAATTGGGTCATGCTCACCAGATGCAAAACCAATGTCAAGGTTACCAGTACCGTCAAAAGTACCAGCCGCCAAGTCAGTAGCGTTGTCAGAACCAAGAATATGGTTCGGAGAAGATGCTGAAACACCTGCAAAGAGAGTAGCGATCACACCCTCATCATACGCATCACGCAGGGCGTAAGCGGCTGAAGAAGATGCAACTTCCTTAAAGTTTACGTGTGACATTGAAGTTTCAATATCATCTACGATAAACTTAAATGCGTTTGCAGTATCTACTACGAGGTTGACCTCTTGATCCGTCAACTTAGTAGCAGTCACATCTTGACCACGCTCGTATTGGAATACGGTGATTGTAGGCTCTTTGATGATACGTACTGTATCTCCAAAAGCTGTAATCTCGCCAGCATAGTCGGTGTTAGTAATAGCTTCTACAACTGATGACTTTCGGAAGAAGTTAAGAACCTTCTTGGAATAGACAGCAGGTAAGAAGTATGAGTTAGTTTGACCCGAAACAGAGTTTGCAAAGTTTGCATTAGTATCTGTTGACGGCTCAAAGTATTGGTCAGATTGATTATAAGCCATTGTTAAAATCTCCTAAAAAGACAAATATTATTTTGCTACTCGTCCTTCTTGGATAGCTAGATCAATTTCTTCTTCGTAACGATCATAGTCATCCATAGACAGAGAAGCAATTTCCCGTTGTGTCCAAATCTTGGCTTGCTGTGGTTCAACTCCGGTAGTCTTTGTTGATACCATATCAGCCGCAGTGGACCGTGAAAGTTGTGACTGTCGAGAAGACTTTTGTATTGCAATATTATTTTCCATCTTATAAAGATCTATTGCACGACTTGCTAAAGATACATTATCTGGGTTGTTGTAGATCCAACGCTGAATATCTTCAGGTTGAGCCTTAGCCCATTCGTGAAAACTGTCATCACCCCTGATATCTTCAAAGTCAGGGTGTCGCTCTCTAAGAGCTATCTCAGCATCACGCTTTGACATTTCTGCCTCACGCATTTCAATTACTGATAGCTTTTGTTGAAGAGCGTTCATCTGCTCTTCGCTTCTCATATGAGCAACTGTTTCGACAGTATCATATAGATCAGGATACTCTGATTTAAACTTTTCAAGATCTTCAGCACTTTTAGGAGGTTGATACTGCGGTTGAGAAGACCTCGCTACTGCCTCTAGTTCTTGTTCACGTTGTTTAAATTCAGAAACTTTTTGATCGTAATGTTTTTTTAGATCGTCGTATCTTTTTTTATAATTGGTTTGAGGACGGTTACTATCTTGAGGGGTTCCGTTTTCGGAAGTAGCCTCTTCTTCCTCAAAAAATAATGACTCCGCATTTTTTGAAGCTTTTGGCTCAGTATTGTGCCAAGGCTTTTTTGCATTATACGGATTTGCATTTTCTTCTTCACTCATGTCACTTCTCCTTTCTGGGGCTTGTTGTCTTTCAAGGTGGCTGTGTTAGTGCGCTTTATTAACACAGGGTCTTGATACTACAAGGTGGCCTCAAGGTTGTTATTATGATAAGGGGCTAAAGTTCTAGGTAGCCTTATCGGTTCATTAGACTAGGCATACGACTAGACATAAGCATTTGACGTTCTATATCTCTTTCATCATCCTTTTGCATATCAAACCTATCTAAAGGATTTAACATTTCTTCAGGATTCATAGACATATTTTTGTCAGCTTGGCCTCCGTTTGCCATGCCCATAAGACTGCCGTCAGAAGCACGTTCAGCATCGTCCATCATTGTTTGGAGATTGTCTGCGCCTATCTGGTCAGTCGCTTTTTTGGTGATTACAAATTCACCATCCGATAGCCTTGCTGGTATCGAATCTGATATGCCAGTTCCCGGTCCTTCCACTTCACCGGAGCCAGCAAATTCTGATGCACTAAGCATTACTTTATCTAAGATCCCTTCAAGTTTTGGATCTGCATCAAGAACCTTAAATAAATAATCTTGTTCTTCTGGTTCTAATACTTGTTCTGCTACGTAATCTACATACTCTTCTTCCATTTCTCCATCATCTAACATTGTCGCATCGTTTTGTGCTTTTTCTTCTGGACTAATGTTATCGTATGTATCTACAGGAGGCTCACCACCTTTTTGTAATTTAGCCCTTAGTTCACCTGTTTTATCTGGTTCAAATAAATTTAAATATTCTAAATAAAACTTTACTAAATCGTCTTCATCTTTAAACTTACTTCCATGAATTTTTTCAAAACGCTCAAACTTCATAGGAGCTATAGCATCGAATATAGGAGCATTAGTGCCTTCCATTGTGATGCCTTTTATTACATCTTCACTAACATCTGCGTACTCAACAACATCTCCAGCATGATAAGCAATAACTTTTAATTGATTATTAGTTACACCAAAATCTTCTTTTAATATTTTTTCATTTGCTTCAATTTTATCTACGGCTCTGTCAAGAAAATCATTTTTTCCTGCTTCATTAAAAGCTTTTCCTGCTTTAGTAGCTTTACTTTGTAGTTCAGGAGTAATAACAGCTTTAGTGGCTAATCTACCAATTAAAGAACCTATACTTCTTTTTTGTCTTTCTGGGGGAACAAGCATAGAACCTTCAGCTTTATCATCACGATCAAGATCAACACCACGACCCATCAACACATCTGCTTGTGTTACTTTACCGTCTTTATTTAAATCTGGAAATGTTTCAGCCATCGTCTTTGTCCTTGCGTCTTTGAATTACTTGTTCTTTTAATGTAAGAAGGTTAGCCAGAGAACTCGCCTTCCCCTGCCTGCGGAACAGCTCCCGTTCCGATGTTTCCACCGCCAGTGCCTGTAACTCCAACATCCGTAGGTTGTTCAGGTGCTCCTTCAGGGCTTCCCATAGCTCCCGGTTGTTGATTAAGGGGGTCAGCCTGTTCGCCAGTTGTTTGTCCAACATTATTTTGCAGTCCTATAATCTGTGCGGCTATTGCCGCTTCTTCAGGGTCATTTAGTATTTCATCAGGATCAAGATCCAGACTATACGCCAGTTCGCTAATAAGCTTTGACATTTTAACAAATGGTGCAATAGCTGGGTTTTGAGCAGTTTGAAGAAACATTGTCAATCGTTGACTACGTACTTCTTTCTGCATAAGGCTGTTTGTACCCATAGCCTTAATTTCTAAATCACCTTCAGTTTTTAGTTCTCCTTCAAAGAACTGCATATTCCACTGAAAGTATGATTTGCCTAAAGGCTTTAGTAAGAAATCATCAAGATTTTTTACGACTGTTTTAATGTTGAGTGATGCGGCTCCTAAAAGCATGGACATACCAGAAGCGGTACGGGTCATGCTTTGTACGCCTGTCATACCGTGTGAATAACTAGGAATACCTGTTTGTTCGTCTGCAAGCTGTCGGAACTTATCGAACATCATCATGTTTTCTGTAGAAGTATTAGGAAACTTTAGGCCGTGTATTGCTTGACCTTGCATACCTGACTGACGCCTAAATACTTTGCCCGGATATATTTCCATGCTTTGTCCACCAACAAGCATAGTTTCATCTACGTCAAAAATTACTGAACCACTAAGAGCTAGATTATCAATAGCCATACGTGCATGACCATTCATAATCTGCTGGCTGTCGTTCATGTTTTCCGCTACACCTACGCCAAAAAAGCTGTAGGGGTTTCTTTCGTAAGGGAACGCATTGTAGGGGATTCTGTGTGGCGTAAAGGGATTAACAACAGCCCTGAGTACAAGGCCATTACAAACCCAAGCATTAATTTGTATTTCATCAAGTACATCTATTCCTTCTGGTAGCTCAATGCCAACTTCTTTAGCAT